TACAACTGTCGTATATTTCCCAGTTCACTCTGGACATCCAAGATCTGAAAAAGATGTTACATTGTTTGAGAAGATTGCGCTTGCTGCTACTGCTCAGAAATATTGGTCAGATAATGGCGTGTCTGTAACGCTTTCATTTGACAAAGAAACTGAAGCAAAGCATGTTGCGCCTGCGCTCCATATGTACGAGGGACAACTAAAGGCTGTTTCATTTTTGCCTATGGGAAATACAGTTTATCCTCAGCAACCATATACTCAAATAACTAAAGAAGAATATGATAGTTATATAGGACAAATTAAAAAGATTGATTGGTCCGCTATTTATGACGGTGCTGAAAATCTAGAGGCACAGGGCGAAATGTACTGTACTACAGATGCTTGCGAAATAAAAATCTCGTAGTATGATAAAATAGACCCATAATGTCTATTGTTTCAAACTTATACGCAGATAAAGCATTTTCTGAACATCCAATAGCGCTGTGGTCGTTAGATGATTCTGCTGACTATGTTTCTTTAATCACAAATGCAAATAGAAACATTTATAACTGGGCAACCGAAGGCTGTACTGTAGAAAGTTTTACAGATGTTTTAGATGAGCCTTTTATAAATAGTAGCGTAACAAAAATAAAAGGACTGCCTATATCCTCAGACTCTGGTGCATTTTATTGCATAAGTCCTAACATGCTTGACTTTTCTGAATTGAGTACAAGCCTTGGAACATTTGCTATAGGCATTTATGTATATTCAACAAGTCCATATATTACAAGTTATGAGTTAGGTTATGAATATTATGATGTTGCTTTGGGAGATTACATAAAGAAAACTAAAATCTTTAATACAACAATAATGGAAAAATGGATGTTCTTGTCAGAAACATTTAATATACCAAATGACGAAGGTCAAATGCGTATTGTATTTAAAGCAAACTTTTTAGGCGGGTACTCAGATTCAAATGAGAACTCAATTTTAGTAAATGGAATTACGTTCGGTCAGTGGTCTGAAGAGTTTGCATCTACATCTTTAGGTGTAGAGCCTATAGAGATACCATCTGGAATTTTTACCGAAACAACCTACGGATATCCAGCAAGATCATACGGATTACAAGAAAACGATGGATACTATATTGTAGGTAACAACGCACTTCTATCTAAAAACTCTGGTGCACCTATGGTTTACGGCACATCTAACTGCACAATAATTTTCCCCAATGAAAACAAGCCATCACTAATTTTGCCGTCAATGGGATTTTTAAATAATTCTGGTAAGTATAAAACATATACAGTTGAGATGTGGTTAAGAATAAATTCTGATGCAACTGAGCCTAAAAAGATTTTTGGAAATATTGAAGATGATAATGGACTATATGTCGATGGACCATTTCTTGTTTTGAAAATAGGACAATATTCTGCGTCACACTATATTGGTGAATGGGTTCGCCCAATGCTAGTTCATATATTATATTTAGAAGACTCCTCAAAATTATACATTAATGGAGAAGAAGTTCTTTCGATATCCTATAAAACTGAAAACTTAAACTTTGAATCATCAAAAGAATGGTTAGGATTCTGGGCTTATAGCGACGTTAGTCCACTAGAAGTAGATTGTGTTGGAATATATCCATATATGATAATCTGTCTATTAACAATAATATTTTATCTAGTCCAGAATATCCACTTCCAACTGTTTTAATAAATCACGAGGGAACAAATAGCGAAGACTATTATTCAGACTGGATTAATGCAAACTCAGAATTACCACTAGAGTTAGATGATGAATACTTTAGAGTTAGACCAAATGAAAATTATAATGCACAAGTTTATTTTGAAAATCTAAACTTTTTGAACCAACAAGTAAAAACTATTTATGGAGTATTTAAGAGAACTGGTGACTCAAGATTGATTGGCGGAGTCGAGCAGCCAATGACATTATTTAAAATCATAGATCCAAATAATAATTATTTACATGTTTATTTATATGAAAGTAGTTCAAAAATAACTTATGCCGTTAAATCAGGAAATGAGCCAATAAAAATTATTCATCAGCAAAGTATTGAAATAAATAAAGGTGAAAGATTCTATGCAGGATTTAATATTGAAAATGCAGTTAATTGGTTCGGTGCAGGGTTAGCGTCAATACTTGGAAACATTTCACAGTGCAAGGTTTACGTTGGCAATGATGAATTTTTTGCTTCATGGTTTGATGGAAATATATATAAGGTTGGACTTGCTAATGCACGTAATAGTTCTATAGTAGCACCAGCATTTGGTTCAAATGGTTTACCAGCAGATTATTTTAGTCTTGACGATTATACAAATGCGTTAGTTATTGATGCTGGTTTATATAATCAGGAGTTATGGAATTACTTAGTTGACGGTGGGACTGCAGGTCTTATGCTTTTTGATAAGATATTGGACCATACCGCTTCATACACTCTTGTTGCTTCAAGATATTTAGAGGAATACGGATTAGACATAGACATAGTTGGATACTGGGAAGATTATCAGCCGTTAACATACTATGCTCAATTCACTACAGATGCTGAAGGTGATAAGACATATGACTTAGACTTTTTACAGTTTAATATTAATTATCCCGCACCATCAAAATTTTATGAAATTGAAACAGAGCAAACAGAGTGGAGTTATGCAGAACTTTATAATAAGTATAACTATCCAAGAAAGAGAACATATGATTCTTTAGATAACTTTTTGTTTACTGGGTATCGTGACTATGAAGACTTACAATACAATATCACAAGATCATATAAATATGATACAACAAATTCATATGTAAGATCATACATTAGTTTTCAATACATAGAGGCTGGTGCAAATCAAAACTATGGATTCTTTACTAAAATTGAGCCACCAGCAAAAGAAGGAACTGTAGAGCCGAAGTCTGATTGGGTATCTACTAAATATGAAACTATTAATAATATGATTGTGTATCCTCCAAGCAATGTTGATTTTAATGATTTAGCAATAGTTACACATTTAGAATTTAATGTTAAAAACAGTTTAAGAAAAAGAGTTAAGGTTAAAAAGTTAGAATATTGTTCACAAGCATTTAATGAGTCAAGCAATCCTATAGGAACAAGTCCTTATGTAAAGATGTATCCATATAAAAAGTCTGGAATATATTATAACTACAAAGGAAAAAATCCATACAGCATTTATAAAAATAGTTCTCCATATTTATATATGACAAGAAATAGCGGGATTCAGTTAAGAGGCAAACAAGATCCACTAATTAACAGAGGTTTGTTTATACCTATTAACGAAAACCAACTTACACAGTTTGATAAAATTATGGCAATGCAACTTGCATTAAGGTTTGACGAAGATTATTTTCCATACGCTCCTACACAGATATTTGAAATAGAGGCCAAAAATTCTTATATAAGATTTTATATTGTTGCCAACGATCAAACAGGACAACGTGGAAAAATTTATGGAGTTAATGCATTAACTGGAAGAATTGAAAATGGTATAGCATTTTATTTAAATGGAAATATAGTAAAAGATCCAGTTATAACTATAAAGCAGTGGGCATTTTTAGGAATATCATTCTCCAACCTTTTGGATATTTCTGGGGTCATGGGTTCTATAAAATTAAACGGTCCAATGCTATTTAATAATATATCCTATTATCAGTCCACAAATCTTCAAGAAGTTCAGAGGGTATCGACAAGGCCGTGGTTTAAGGTTAAGAGGTCAGGTCCGCTTACACTAGACTGGGATTATTGGCTACCAGAATTCTTTCTCTGGAATGGTGTCTTAGTTCAGTCTTCAATCAGTTATTACGGGGTCGATCCTGAAGACATATATAAGAGTTATTCGGGAACAAATAAAATAGTAGTAGAGTCAGGCGGGATATTCGGTATAGGCAGTTGCGAATATAACGTATACAGAGATATTCTTTGGCAACAGACGACATCATCAGCAGTATAATATGGTATACTTGAGGTGATGAAACGTAAAATTCCTGGACAAATTGGTAAGTCTAAAATAAAAGTTATAGACAAGAACTATGACTGGGGCATATATGTGTGGAAAAAATCTAATGGAAAGTGGTTTACTGATGGACAGGGCAATATTCTAAATATCCCATCTATGCGTGGAGACCTGTCAAAGTTAACAGAATTAAGGAACGCAGCAGCACACTACGGTGAGCCAGATGGAGAGGCTGTATTTTTTGCGGGACTAAGTAGAATCTCAGACGAAGAGTATTCAGAACAAAAGCAAAGAATGTCAGAGGGATTGATTCCAAACTTAAATGATCTTGGCGCAGTACATGCAGCGCAGCAAACAATAAAGAAGTACGGGGCAGACGACTAATGGAAGAAAATGAATATATTATAGGTGCAAGGGTTGACGATTTAGTTAATCCACTAGATCAGTTCAAAGCAGATGATCCATTTAATAAGGCATGGTCTGAACTAAAGTCCTACAATGGTTTGGATAATAATTTTAGAAGAAGAACTACACGGCTTGTAGAAAAAGCAGATAGAAATAATCCAACACAAGGTTATCTTGATAGTGCAAGAGCAGAGCAGTCAGGTATTGATGGAGCAAAGTCAAAAGAGATTAATCCTGGCACGGTATATAGAAATGGCTACGGACTATTTGATGTAATTACTCCACCATGGAATGTTTATGAACTTGCAAATTATTATGATACATCATTTGCTAACCATGCTGCCATTGATGCAAAAGTAGAAAACATTGTGGGTTTGGGATATGATTTTGAAGTTTCTCCAGCAACAATGCTTAGACTTGAATCAAATCAAGATAAAGAGCAGGTAGCAAGAGCAAGAAATAGAATTGAAAGAGCAAAGATTGAAATGCATGGCTGGTTAGAATCATTAAATGACGATGATTCTTTTACAACAACAATGATGAAAGTTTATACAGATGTACAGGCTGTAGGTAATGGATACCTAGAAGTCGGTAGAACTATTCGTGGTGAAATAGGATATATCGGACATATACCAGCAACAACGATGCGTGTTCGTAGACTACGTGATGGCTTTGTTCAAATTATAGGACAGAAAGTTGTTTACTTTAGAAATTTTGGTGCGAAGAACGCTAATCCCGTTACTTCAGATCCAAGACCTAACGAAATCATACACTTTAAACAGTATTCGCCTTTAAATACTTTTTATGGTGTACCTGATATCATGTCGGCAATAAACTCGCTCCATGGAGACCAGTTAGCGTCACAATATAACATCGACTACTTTAGAAGGGGCAGTCTCACAGAACACTATACATACCACTTCCTGGAGATAGCGACACTAATAAAGTAGAGTTTACAATGCAGCCCATTGAAAACGGTGTTCAAGAAGGTTCTTTTGAAAGATATCGTAATCAAAATCGTGATGATATTTTAGTAGCACACCAAGTGCCATTATCTAAAATTGGTGGAGGGGACTCGGGATCTATAGCAGCAGCACTTGCTCAAGATCGCACATTTAAGGAGCAGGTTGCCAGACCAGCACAAAGAGAACTAGAAAAAACATTAAATAAGATTGTTAGAGAAAAGACTGATATTCTTGTTTTAAAGTTTAATGAACTAACTCTTACAGATGAAATAGCACAATCTCAAATTCTAGAAAGATACGTAAAGACTCAAGTTATGCTTCCAAATGAAGCAAGATCAGCACTTGGTCTTCCGCAAAGGGAAGGAGGGGATGAGCCATTCCAACCTAAGCCAGAAATGCAAAATAATGAAGCAGATAGGGCGAGGGATGGAGAAAGAACTAACAATCAGTCTGATGGATCTGCCACAATTAGTGGAAGAAATCCAAAAGGCGAGGGTAGATCTTCACAATAGTTTTCCACAAGTTTATTCACAGTTTATTAACATTTGTGTAAAAAAGGCTCTATAATATATTCTAGTATGACTATATCCAAAGCCCATTGGGACACCACTGGCGACTCAGTAAGACTTTCCCTTCCATTTGCGAAGGTTGATAAGGAGAGACGTATCGTCTCAGGTTTTGCCTCACTCGATAACCTTGATAAGCAAGGCGACATAGTTACATCAGAGGCATCAATGAAAGCATTTTCAAAGTTTCGTGGAAACATTCGTGAAATGCACCAACCACTAGCAGTTGGTAAAATGGTTAACTTTAAAGAAGATAGATATTTTGATCCAGAATCTAAAAAGTTTTATTCTGGAGTTTTTGTATCAGCATATGTTTCTAAGGGCGCACAAGATACATGGGAAAAAGTTTTGGACGGTACACTAACAGGATTTTCAATTGGTGGAAGAATGAACAAGTGGGATGACGGTTATGATGAGAAGTCAGACTCAACAATTAGAATTATTAAAGATTATGATTTAGTAGAGTTGAGTCTTGTAGACTCACCAGCAAATCAATTTGCAAATATTATGTCAGTTGAAAAAGTTGATGGAGTAGAAATTGTTAAGGGTGCAGACGTTGCACTCGAAAATGTTTTTTATGATGAAGAATCTGGAATAGTAATGGTTTCAGATCAAGAAGCAGTAAAAAGCCCAATTACTGGAAATGAAATGAAGAATATAGGTTTCGTTGAAAAAGAAGACAACGAAAAAATGGATATAGTAAAATTCTTAGTAGATAGTGCTAAAGGCATTGATGCTAAGATTTCAAAGGAGGAAAATCCTATGGCAAAAACAAAGAAGGTTGCTGAAGAAGTAACCGAAATTGAAAAGTCAGAAGAGATCGCTCCAGAGGCAGTTGCTGAAACTCCAGTAGTTGAAACTGAAAAGGCAGACGAAGTTGTTGTAGAAACAACAGAAGTTGCTGAAACAGAAAAGGCTGCAGCATCATCCTCATCATCAAAGGAAGAAGAAGATTCTTCAGAAGATGAAATGGAAGATGAAGAAGAGATGAAGGCAAAGAAGAAATCAGATGATGTTATTGTTGAGTCAATAGCAGAATTAAAGAATACAATCACATCAGCCTTTAGCGATTTAACTGAAACCGTCAAGTCTTTGCAGGCAGAAGTAGAAGTACTAAAGTCTTCAAAGGTTGACACAAACGCAGTAAAAGATTCACTTGATGCAGTCGCCAAAGACATTGCTGCAACAATGGAACAAGTTAACAAGTTTGGTAAGCGAGTAGACGCAGTAGAAGCAGATACCGCTTTCCGAAAGTCTGGCGATCTAGGCGAGATCGTACAGGAACAACCAGAAATGGTTGAAAAATCCCTATGGGGC